GAATTATCTACCTGAGAGGAGAACACCCATGGGAATGATTGATCTTACATCGGTGATCGGTGTGTATCCGATCTGCAATACTGGGGCCGTGCTCGTTCATAAGATTGACTACGGCGAAGAAAAGGTGCTGGCAAGCATCAACGGCGAAGGAGCCGAATGGTGCAGTCTGACAGAAGAATACATGGAAACGAGTGGAGAGCTTGAGCTGGGATTTACCCTGGGTGAGCTCTTCATTCCGTTTGCGGAAGTCATGAGGTTTTTTGGAGGTACGACATGAAGAAAACTGCGGAATTGAAGGTGCTGCCGATTTCGGTACTCAAACCGGCAGAGTATAACCCGCGCAAGAAGCTGAAGCCGGGGGATAAAGAGTACAAGAAGATCAAGGATTCCATTGAGGAGTTTGGTTTTGCCGACCCGCTGGTGGTGAACGCGGACATGACCATTATCGGCGGACATCAGAGACTGAACGTAGCTATCGACCTTGGCTATACGGAAGTTCCCTGCGCGGTGGTCGATGTGGACAAGACTCGCGAGAAGGCACTGAACATCGCCCTTAACAAGATCACGGGTGAGTGGGATGAGCAGATGCTGGCTGATCTGCTGACGGACCTGAAGGAAGCGGACTATGACCTGGATTACACTGGCTTTGAAGCGCCTGAGGTGGAACAGCTTTTTTCCAACATCTACGATAAGAAGGTCAAGGAAGATGACTTTGATGTAGATAAGGAGCTGCAGCAGCCTTGCTTTTCACAGCTGGGCGATCTGTGGTACCTGGGTAAACACAGAGTTATCTGCGGCGACAGCACTGGGGAGGAAATCTATACCCGGCTGATGGACGGGCAGCTCGCAAACCTCGTTTTGACGGATCCGCCGTATAACGTTGATGTTGAAGAGACGGCCGGAAAGATCATGAATGACAACATGGGCGATCAGGAGTTTTACAACTTCCTGCTCTCTGCCTATCGCTGCATGCATGCCAATCTGGCCGATGACGGCTCCATTTATGTTTGGCATGCGGATACAGAGGGGATCAACTTCCGCACAGCCTTTAAGGATGCGGGCTTTTATCTCTCCGGCTGCTGCATCTGGGTGAAGAACGCGTTGGTACTGGGACGCAGCCCCTATCAATGGCGGCATGAACCCTGTCTGTTTGGTTGGAAGCAGAAGGGTAAGCATCAGTGGTATGGTGACCGGAAGCAGACAACTGTCTGGGAGTACGATAAACCCAGGTCCAGCAAGGATCACCCGACGATGAAACCAGTACAGCTGATGAGCTATCCGATCAAAAACAGCACCATGACAAACGGGATTGTACTGGATCCCTTCCTGGGCAGCGGTTCTACGCTGATCGCCTGCTGTGAGACGGACCGTATCTGTAGAGGAATTGAACTTGACCCGAAGTTCGTCGATTGTATTGTGAAAAGGTATATCGAATGGGCAGGCGGAAAATATGATGATGTGTATGTGATCCGCGATGGTCAGAAGCTCCGCTTTGATGAAGTGGCTACTTTTGAGCCGCAGGAAGCGGAGGAATGATAGTGAAAACAGGGAGGCTGGCTAAAGCTGGCCTCTCTATTTCTACAAGGAGGGAGCGATGGATGTTGTTGTAGCAGTTGTCATATGCCTAGTGTTGCTCGGCGTGATCGGTTTTCTGATTGGGGCTGCGGTTATCATTGGCGCTTCCGATGAACTGAGCCGGGAATTTGATGACAGGGATCAGGAGGAGTTTTTAAGACGCTGGGCAGAGGAGAAGAAAGCAAAAGACGCACGTAAACAGGCCAGACATCGGAAACGGTAATTGTGTACTATGTCGAATTCGAGTTTTTATCAGAATATCTCGCAGAATTGACTTTACTTTTTGGGCCGTCAGAGTGATGTATACCATACCGCCGGAGAAGTACCGGCAGGCCACATCACAGAAGGAGCGACGCTCCGGAAAGGAAAAGAACATGAGGAGATATGAACTGAAAGCACCGGATAAGAAAACCCTGGTAAAGCGGATTGGAGAGCTTACCGGTCAGAAACCGCGTTACACCTACATGCCCAGATGCTCTTACGAGATCGGGGTGTACACGGTGGAGCGCAATGGAGACCTGGTTGTCGATGAAGCGGAAGTGGATGAGGAGCTCATTCGGACGCTGTACTCCGAGGGCCTTATCACGGAAGATCACAGGGAGGAGGATCACATGGAAGATGAAACTATTTCGGCGGAGACAACTGAGGCAGCAGAGAATGCTGATACGGCAGAACCTGACAATCTTACAATCAGCCTTCCCATGGCGCGGCATACAGCCGACTCCCTTCGCAGGCTGGTGAATCTCCTTTACAGCCGGGGACCGCTGCTTTCCAAAGCGACCAGCGGGCAGTTTGGCGTAAAGAAGGAACTGATCGCAGCGCTGGATGAGGCAGGAACCGTATGCAGAACGGACGATTTCATAGAACTGGTCAAAGAGCATGGCGGTCTGATCGGACTTTCATTTGCAGATGACAAGGTGAGCTTCACCGGCTTCCCGCTGACGGACGATCCGGAGAAGAACACAGCCTTCCAGCAGATTGCCTGCCTGATGAACAAGCATGCACTGGAGCAGAAGCGGATCCAGGCAAAGGCGGTCAACGGTGACAACGAGAAATACGCCTTCCGGATCTGGCTTCTGCGCCTCGGCATGAACGGTGATGAGTACAAGGCGAGCCGCAAGATCCTGATGGAGAATCTCTCCGGACACAGCGCGTTTCGGACTCAGGACGAGGAGACCAGATGGAAGGTTCGGCAGAAGGAAAAGCGGGAGGCGCTGAAAGCTGCGAAAGCTGCTGTTACGGCGGACGAAACGCCTGCGGATGCGGTGTAAATGTACCAATTTCCGGAGTCAAAATACCCCGGATAATTGTCAGATAATTATCTCCGAATTGACTTGCTATTTATCCCTTTCAGAGTGATATATGTACACACCGAAAGGGAAAACACACACGGCAGAGCCGAAAGGAGATAAAAACCATGACAGAGAAAACCGCCCGCCAGATCGAGAACATGAAGGCCCAGACATGGGGAGTAGAGGTAGAGGGAAACAACATTACCCGCCAGAAAGCAGCCAAGGTTGCCGCAGACTTTTTCGGAACCGGCCGCTACGAATACACCGCAAGCCGCAACGGTTACATGACCTGGAGCGCCTGGGACGCACAGGACAGGGAATGGAAATTCCAGAGGGACGTGAGCATCAGCGGACCGGACGACGAAAAGTGCGAACTGGTCACTCCGATCCTGACCTACGCCGACATGGAGACCTTCCAGGAACTCCTCCGGAAGCTCCGCCACGCCGGGATGAAGAGCAGCCCCTCCAGAGGCTGCGGGGTCCACATTCACATTGGCCTCAAGGGCCTGGACGGCAGAAACCACAACGCCAAGACCCTGCGCAACCTGGTGAACATCATGGCCGCACATGAAACCCAGATCGGCCGGGCGATCCGGATCGACGAAGGCCGCACCGGACACTACTGCAAGGTGGTCAATCCCGATTTCCTGGCCCGGGTCAACCGCCAGAAGCCCCAGACCATGGAGCGCCTCGCAGATTGCTGGTACGAAGGAAACCATGCGAACTATGGTCGCAGCCAGCATTACAACGACAGCCGGTACCACATGCTGAACCTCCACGCGAGCTTCACAAAAGGGACCATCGAATTCCGCCTCTTCCAGTTTTCCGACCCGCACGACGGCAAACGCGGCGGCATCCATGCAGGCGAGATGAAAGCCTACATTCAGCTTTGCCTGGCGATGAGCGAACTAGCCAAGGAGATCGCCTACGCCAGCCCCAAGCCCCAGCAGACCGACAACGAAAAATACGCAATGCGCTGCTGGATGCTCAGACTCGGCTTCATCGGCGAGGAGTTCGATACGGCCAGGGAGATCCTTCTTCGGAACATGGACGGGAATGCAGCCTGGAGACAGGCCTGCTGAACAAATCCAACACAGACAAGCCTTGCCGGGGAGACCCGGCTTAAGGCAGTGAAAGGAGGCGACAGGCCATGAAGAAACAGTACAAGGTCCTGATCACGGAGACGCTGCAGAAGACCGTGCTTGTGGAAGCGGCATCCGAGCAGGAGGCACACAAGCGGGCTTCCGATGCCTGGAAGAATGCAGAATACATCCTGGACGCGGAGTCTTTCCAAGGTGTGGAGTTTCATGTAATCGGCGAGGCTGACGGTGATGTTGATGAAAAACAGATCGAGCGCATTGAGCGGAAGGGCGGTGATCCAGTTGGCTGATTACCTGAAGCGGTTCACGCTGGTGCAGCCGGAGAACGAGGAAGTCTTCTGTATCGCCTACGGAAGTAACTTAAACGTAGAGCGGATGCGGCAGCGCTGCCCAGGAGCCGAGGTATTTGGAACTTCGACGATTCTCGGATATCGGATGCTTTTCAAGCAGAGCATGACTGGCGCGTATGCCACCATTGAGCAGGATGCCAACAGCTGTGTCCCAGTGGTGGTTTACCGGATGACGGCGGCTGATGAGGCGAGGCTCGACCGGTTTGAGGGCTACCCCAAGTATTACTACAAGCGGGAGTTTTTCCTGCCAGTGTGGAACTTGAGTGGCCGCAAGCTCAAAAAGCGCCGGTCCTGCATTGTCTACATCATGCATGAACACCGACATCTCGGAGAGCCGAGCATGGATTATTTTCGCTTGCTGGACGATGGATATGATCACTGGTGTTTTGATAAAGCACCCCTGGAAGCAGCGCTGGATAACAGTATCGGATACAAGCAGGCGGCAGCCTGGATCAGAGCATATGAAAAGGAGCGGAGAAGAACATGAGCAAAAAATATTACATAGCCTACGGCAGTAACCTGTCGGTAGAGCAGATGGCGTATCGCTGTCCGGAGGCGAAGATCGCGGGTATGGCAGCAATACAGGACTGGAAGCTGGTCTTCCGTACACACGCGACGATCGAGCCGTGTGTGGGCAGAGTGGTGCCGGTCCTGATCTGGGAGATTTCTCAGAGGGATGAGAAGAGCCTGGACCGGTATGAAGGGTGGCCGAGCTATTACCGGAAGGAGAATATGACGGTCACCATGACGGATCTGGATGGGAAAAATCCGCAGGAGATCACGGCGATGGTCTACCTGATGGAGGATGGTCACGACCTGATGCCTCCCTGGCGAGGCTACTACGATGTACTGGCAGAAGGCTATACGCGATTCGAATTCAATCCCTACCAACTGGAGCTGGCACTCAAGGAAGCCGAGGAGGGGCTGCGATGATGTTTCCGAGCAGAAATATTGTGGAGCGGCTGCGGAAAGAGTATCCAGCTGGCTGCCGCATCGTTCTGGATGAAATGGATGATCCATACACCAAGATCCCGATCGGCTCTCAGGCGACCTGCCAGGGCGTCGATGATGCTGGGAACATTATGGCTGCGTGGGATACGGGAAGCTCACTCTCTATTGCCTATGGCGCGGATCGTTGCCACAGGGTCAGCACGGAAGAGGAAGCCAAGATTACCCTGGTGTGGTACGGAAAATGCCAGCCCAGAGAGAACGCCAGATGCCCCAGGTGTGGGTGCCAGATGGAAGGGCCGACTTCCCACCATGCGCTCAGTCGCAGGGCAGGCATCATGATCTGCGATGAAGACGGTATGCGCGAGGCACTGGAAGACGCCGGAATCATGGAGCGCCTTCCTCTGATACAATGGGCCGCGATTGCCGGTCCGGAGCATGGCGAAGGAGCCTGGAGAGGTTGAATCTCCGGGTGTAATGTACACAAGAATGGCCTTGCTGCAGCCGGTTTATTTGTTTCATATTTCTTCGGATTTGCCGCAGAAATAACTTGCTATTCAGGCCGAGTAGAGTGATATATACACATGCCGAAAGGCACAGAACACCTACAGGAGGGCAAGACCATGAAGAGAGCCGAGCGCAGCGAATACACCTACATCAAGAACAGCCTGAAGGGCTTTGACCTGGGATACGGAACAACCTTGACGATCCGGACGGACGCAGGCAGCGAATACAAGCACGCGCTCGATGCGCTTTACACCAGCCTGAACTTCCACCCGGCAAGCGTGAGAGTCGACACCCACTGGTACGACGACAAGGAGCGGATCATTTACATCTACTCTAGAACCTGGGAAGACAACGACAGAAACGCCCACCCCTGGACGGAGCTCTACACCCCTGAAGAACGCGCACGCTTTGAAGCGGCGCTGAACTGACAAAGGAGGCCATTCCCATGACAAACCTCGACCACACCCTTTCCCTGATCCGCCACGGAGCCCAGCTCCGCAACCAGGAAAACGGCAGCCTGATGCCGCTGACCGAGGACTTTTACCGCAAGGCGGTGGAAGCCTGCAACAAGGGCGGCTACAACGCAGCCACCTACGAGCTGGCCCTTCCGGGCATCGAGGAAGAGATGGGCCTTTGCATCTGGAAAGACGGACACGTCGATTCCGGCAGCATGAGGAGCATCTGCGCCTGCCTTGCCCGTTGAGGCGCACAGGGCGGCCACAAAGGGGCCTGCGGGCCTCTTTTGCGTAGTTCCCCAGGCACACATAATCCGCTTACATGGGCAGCGACAGGCATCAACTCCTTGACAAATTCTGCTGCATTAATACGCCTGATATTTGTGCACATTATGGCGCGAATCCTGCGATAAATAACTTGCTATTATCTGCCTTCAGAGTGATATATGTACATGCCGAAGGGCAAAGAAAACAAACGAGGAGGATTCCACCATGAAGAAAGAAAACGCCTACTTTGCAGAGCTTGACCGAATCGCCCGCGATTTTGAGCAGAGGCACGAAGCGCACAAGGCACTGAAGCAGCAGATCATCGACACCAAAGGCTGGGACAGCGAGGAGCTGAAGGCCTGGTACAAGGAGGAAGAAGAAACCTTCCAGTATCCGATTAGCGCGGGAGCCTGTAAGGCCTACAGAGCCTGGCGCTACAGCGACACCGACGAGGTGATCATGGACGACTTCACCTGGGAAAGGGAGCGCCACGACTTCATCGACACCCTCCGGAAGGCAGGCATTCAGATCCTGGTGGTCACCAACCAGTCAACTGGCCTCATGGAAGACCTGCATGGCTACGCTGCAGAAGGCTGCACGATGCTTGGGCTTTGCACCATCACAAAGAAGGACACGCGCTGGGGCGAAGAAAAAGAGGAGCAGATCATGGGCATCCGCTTCCAGCTGAACTGATAAACACTCGCCTCAGACCACCATGGAGCCGGGAGGCTCCTTTGGTCGTATATGCACAATATTGCCCGCCAATCTTTGTGTACATTATGTCCGGACATATCGCAGAATTGACTTGCTATTATTCGGCTTCAGAGTGATATATGTACATGCCGAAAGGCAAACGACAAAGACTTAGGAGGGCACAGACCATGACGAACGCATACACGATGAGAAACCTGATGAAGCTTGGAAACTACAACACCAGCATCACCCGCGAGACTTTCGAGGCACACTTCTTCAAAACCCGCGAGAGCATCCGCTTCACCTTCAATGGCTGGGACGGCAAGAGCTACGACGGCGAGAGCAGAAACGCCAAGGTGATCCGCACCAACCTTCCCGGATACGAAGAGGTCCTGCTGGTTAAAGTCGGAAAGCACCTTTGCTACATCGAAGAAGACACCAGCATCCTGGAGAAGGCCACCGGCGAAAAGCACCCGGAAGCCAGCTGGCTGGTTGAAGTCGAAAGAGCATAAGGAGGGCGCAGGAATGACGGAGCAGAGACGAGACTTGGGATACGGCGACAGGTACGACTTGCCGAGCAGGTTTTGGGAACCGCAGCCGGACGAGGAAGATCTGAAAAGACTGGAACAGGAATACGAAGGCAGCGAACTGGACGACGAGCCATTACCATTTGAATGAGGAGGAGACGAACATGGCAAGCAGAGCAAGGTTAGAAGGGATTTGTGATTACAGGCTTTGGACCACCGAGGAGCTGATTGAGGCTTACGCCTGGGAGACGGGCCGGATCAACCAGGAAGATCGGATACGTACGCAATGCCTGATCAAACAGGAACTGAAGCGCCGGTTTGACGCTACCTTGCGGCTCTTGGACGATGAGCAGACCACGCAGAATCCGAAAGGAACCTACAGGTACCTGCTGAATGAATGAGGCAGCTGCCCGGCGGAAGGCCCCTATAAAGGGTCTTTTGCTCGTAGTAGGAAGTATAGTTTTTGCCGCAGATATTTGTGCATATTATATCGCAGAAATAACTTGCTATTTCTCCCGAGTAGAGTGATATATACACATGCCGAAGGGCAAAAGACCAAAGAAAACGGAGGAGAAAGACCATGACAAACCTTGAAACGAGCGCCCGCACCTACCGCCTGCCGGAGACCACAACCCCTGAAAGTCTTGCCTGCAGCTGGAGCTGCACAGTAAACTTCGGAAACAGGATTCTTCTGGCTGGATACTACTACAGCGGCCGGAACCAGAACAGCTACTTCGGCGCGGTTTACGAATATACCACGGCAGATCATACCTGCGAAGGTGAGATAAGGCTGAGCGCCATCAGCGCCGAGATGTTCGCGGATAACGGCCACGCCCTTGCATGGGGCATGGCACAGTGAGGAGGGCGGAACGATGACAACCTTTGAACGAGATTACAAGGATGCTCTTGAGGGCAATGAAATCGAGGTACTGACCAGGCGCAAAGAAGAAATCAAGCGGCTAATGCAGGAAGGCAAAGCCTGCAAGAACGGATTCCGCAGGCAGTGTATTGCCCAGGAAGTTGAAAGACTCCAGAAAGAGTATAGGAAGATCGACGAATTGTTCTGAGCCTACAGATGAAGTTCTGCAGGCTTTTTTCGTGAGTAAAATCGTGGACTAACCGCATTGAAAAATTTGATATCATGGTATCGTCGAAAGAAGGCGGAGCCGGAACCGCCTCAACAAAACACACACTGGGGATAGAATTGGCGGCATCGGAACACCCTGAACCGCAAGGAGCGCGGGAAACCCGCACGACGGTCATGTGAAGACTCCTAACGAATGAAACCGTCGATGAGTAAAATCGTGGACAAATGATATTGAAGTTTCTGATATAGTGATAGCATCAGAAGTGCGCGAGGATCTGTGGAGCTATTCCGCAGGTCCTTTCTTTACGCCATTTTACGGGAAGGAGGGATCAGATATGGCGACTAAGGGAAGAAAACCGACGCCTACTGCCATCAAGGAACTGGAAGGTAATCCTGGCAAGCGTGCCCTGAACGATAAAGAACCTAAGCCTCAGAAAAAAGCTCCTCCTTGCCCCAAGTGGCTGGAGCCTGAAGCAAAAAAAGAATGGCGGCGACTTGCAAAAAAGATGGAAGCCCTTGGTGTGCTTACTGAGGTAGATATGGCTGCCTTTGCCGGTTACTGCCAGGCATATGCCAGATGGAAGCAGGCGGAGGAGAGGATTACAGATCGTGGTCTGGTGATCCGCACTCCTTCGGGCTATCCGCAGCAGGTGCCTTATATCAGTATAGCGCAGCAGTACCTTCGCCTTATGAATCAGTTTGCTGAACAGTTCGGTCTGACACCTGCGGCACGATCCCGCATCATTGCCGGGAACGGCGATGGCGGTGCTGCGGATGAGATGGATGAATTGTTGGGAGGCAGCTGATGGAGAGGGAGAGACCGAAGGGGTATCCAAAACTGAAGGATTACCGACCCAGCCGATTCATGCTGCCTGACTCTCATTATGATTCAGCCAAAGCAGACAAGGCGGTACGCTTCATCGAGATGCTTCCACACACCAAAGGCCGCTGGAGCGGGAAACCGTTCTGGCTGCTTCCATGGCAGGAACAGATTATTCGGGATGTGTTCGGAATCGTAAGGGAGGATGGGACACGCCAATTCCGTACAGCCTACGTGGAGATCCCCAAAAAGAACGGAAAGAGTGAGCTGGCAGCAGCGGTGGCGTTGTATTTGCTTTATGCGGACAATGAGCCTTCTGCGGAAGTGTACGGTGCGGCGGCGGATCGGCAGCAGGCATCCATCGTATTTGATGTGGCCAAGCGTATGGTGGAAATGACCCCGGCGCTCAACAAACGATCCAAGCTGATGGGAGCGACCAAGCGTATCATCAACTACGCTAATGCCGGTTTCTATCAGGTGCTTTCCGCAGAGGTCGGAACCAAGCATGGCCTGAATGTGTCTGGTCTCGTTCTGGACGAGCTGCATGCCCAGCCCAACCGCAACCTGGTGGATGTGCTCACCAAAGGTTCCGGTGATGCCAGAACCCAGCCGCTGTACTTCCTGATTACAACAGCCGGTACGGACCGGAACAGCATCTGCTATGAGTACCATACCAAGGCAAAGGACATCCTGGAAGGCAAACGCATCGATCCTTCTTTCTATCCAGTCATCTACGGACTGGATGATGGTGAGGACTGGAATGATGAGAAAGCCTGGTACAAGGCAAATCCCTCTCTGGGATACACCATTCAGATCGATCGCGTAAGGGATGCCCACAGGGAAGCCCTGCAGAACCCTGCCGAGGAGAATGTATTTCGTCAGCTCCGCCTCGACCAGTGGGTGGGTAGTACGGTAGCCTGGATACCGGAGCATATCTACGATCAAGGAGACATCCCAATAGATACAGATCGCCTGAAGGGCCGTGAATGTTACTGCGGACTGGACCTGTCCAGCACCAGTGACATCACGGCTTTTGTCATGGTGTTCCCGCCACAGCACGCAGACGATAAATACATCGTGGTGCCGCATTTCTGGTTGCCAAGAGAGACCTTGGATCTGCGGGTGCGGCGGGATCACGTTCCCTATGATGTCTGGGAGAAGCAGGGCCTTTTCCATGTGACGGAGGGAAACGTTGTTGATTATAACTTCGTGAGGAAGACAATCAATGACCTGCACACTCAGTTTAATATTCGAGAAATCGGAGTGGACCGCTGGAACGCGACACAGCTGATCACCGATCTGGAAGGTGACGGTTTTACCATGGTTCCCATCGGTATGGGATTTAAGGATATGAGTCCTGGCATGAAGGAACTGTACAAGCTACTGCTGGAAGGCAAGATCATCCACGGCGGGAATCCGGTGCTTCGCTGGATGGCGGGCAATGTTGTCGCGGAGATTGACGCGGCGGAGAATATCAAGCCCAGCAAGAAAAAGAGCACGGAGAAGATCGACGGTATTGTTGCTCTGATTATGGGCCTGGACCGGGCAATCCGGCATGAACAGCAGGGCAGCGTGTATGACGATCCTGAGCATGGACTTTGGGTATTTTAAGGAGGACTAAATGGGTTGGAGAGAATGGTTTGGTTTCAGTAAACCGAGGGATGCTCCTCAGACGGAGCTGCCTCAGATCGAAGATAACGTCCGGGATTCGGGCGGTATTTTTGTCTTTGGGCAAACGCTCAGCGGAGAGCGGGTGGATGAGAAGTCCGCCCTGCAGATTGCAACGGTGTACGCCTGTGTGCGGCTGCTAGCGGAGACGGTAGCAAGCCTGCCGCTTCACCTGTACAAGTTCACCGAGAAAGGTGACGGTAAGGAACGGGCGACGGATCATCCGCTGTATAAGATCCTGTACCGGCAGGCAAATCCGGAGATGACGAGCTTCTCCTTCCGGGAAGCCATGATGATGCACCTTTTACTGTGGGGTAATGCCTATGCTCAGATTGTGCGTGATGGGAAGAACGGCATCCTGGGGTTGTATCCGCTGCTTCCGGAAAACGTGGAGATCGACAGGGCAGAGAACGGAGAGCTTTTCTATACCTACCATGCCTACACGGATGAAGTTCCCGGCGAGCATGATAAAGATATCATTTTCCAGCGGGACGAGATATTGCATATCCCAGGTCTCGGATTCAATGGTCTGGTAGGTTTCAGCCCCATTGCCATGATGAAGAACGCTCTCGGCACTACGCTGGCGGTGGAAAAGTACGGTAGCTCCTTCTTTAAGAACGGCGCTCAACCGGCCGGTGTGCTGGAGCATCCGGGCGTTTTGAAGGACCCGCAGAAGATACGAGATAACTGGATGAACGCCTATGGCGGCGCAGGCAATGCACACAAGGTCGCTGTGCTGGAAGAGGGCATGGCGTATAAACCGATCAGCCTGCCTCCGGAAGACAGTCAGTTCCTTTCTACCAGGGAGTTTGGCGTAGAAGAGATCTGTCGTATTTTCCGTGTTCCTCCGCATATGGTCCAGGACCTGAAGCGGGCAACCTTCAACAATATCGAGCATCAGTCCATTGATTTTGTGATGCACACCATTATGCCCTGGCTGATCCGCATCGAGCAAGCCCTCATCAAGGATGTGCTGATCGAAGAAGAGCAGGATCAGTATTTCCCGAAATTCAATGTAGATGGCCTCATGCGCGCGGATTATCAGTCGCGTATGAATGGCTATGCGGTAGGCTTCTCGAACGGCTTTCTTTCTCCCAACGATATCCGCAGGCTGGAAAACATGGACTTGATCCCGGCTGAAGAAGGCGGGGATGATTATTACCTGAACGGTTCTTATACCAAGCTGAAAGATGCGGGTTCTGCATATGGTGCAAACGCTGTAGCGGAGCAGGAGAAACAGCAGAAAGAGCCGGAGGAAGATCCGGAAGAGCCAGAGGAAAACACACCAGAGGAAGGAGAGGAGGAATCCGATGGCAGTAAAAATCATGCCGAGCGCCACACGCAGCGCAAGGCACAGCGAAGGGGACAAAGACCCCAGAAAGGCAGGTAAAGCGAAGTGATGAAGTTTTGGAACTGGGTTCACGACGACAGCGGCGGCAGGGTTCTCCGCCTGGAAGGGCCGATTGACTCGGAGTCCTTCTGGGGAGATGAGATAACACCTCAGATGTTCCGGGATGAACTCTATGAGGAAGAGGGGGACATCACCCTCTGGATAAACTCGCCGGGCGGGAATGTATTTGCTGCGGCGGAGATCTACACCATGATCCGGGATTATCCCGGGAGCGTGACGGTGCGGATCGCCAGCATTGCGGCTTCTGCCGCATCGGTTGTGGCGATGGCCGGAAACCTGGTGCAGATGTCGCCAACGGCACTTCTCATGATTCATGATCCTTCCACCATCGCCATGGGTAATGCCAAGGATATGGAAAAGGCGATTACGACCCTGAATGAGGTCAAGGAAAGCATCATCAATGCCTATGCGGCGAAGACGGGCCTTTCCCGGAACCGGATCAGTAAGCTCATGAGCGACGAGACCTGGCTCAATGCCAAAAAGGCAGTGGAGCTGGGCTTTGCCGATGAGATTTTGTTTGCTGTAGATAAGCCAAAGCCGGAGGAGGAAGAGCCGGAAGAACCGGACGAGGAAGATCCTGATAAGGAGGAAGGCGCAGATGAAGGCGAAGAAGGCAGCGAGGAAGAAAAGAAGAAGCCCTTCCAGCTGGGGAATGCTATGTGGCAGTTCTCGTCCCGGCTCATGGGAGAAACCATCCTTAACCGACTCGGCGCGGAAAGTAAACCTGAAGAAGAACCTGAACCGGAAGCCGGAGATCCGACACCGGAACCTGCCGAGGCAGGGGTGACCGATCCTCCCGTGGAGGACAAGCCGAAAGTGCCGGTCATCGGCCTGGACGGCAAAACCGAAGACGGCAGCGTGCCGTATGAAATCCTGAAAGACAGGCTGGAGTGGATGAAATAATCTGCCCCGGCTTTTCTTTTATCCCAATCCATTATAACGACCGGAGCGATTCTCCGGAGAAAGAGGAAATCCATGAATAAGATTATGCAGCTGCGCGAGAAGCGCAATTCCCTCTGGGAGCAGACGAAGTCTTTCCTGGAAGAGCATCGCGGCGAGAACGGTCTGGTCGAAGCCTCTGCCGTGGAACAGTACAACAGGATGGCCGGTGAGGTGAAGGCCCTGGGTGATGAGATCGCCCGTCTGGAAGATCAGGCTGCCTTTGACGCCCAGCTCTCCCAGCCGACCACCCATCCCGTCACCAACAAACCCATGAGTCGCAAGGCGGAGAATGTCATTCCGACCGCGACCGACGAGTATGCCGGTGCCTTCTGGAATATGATCCGCAATCAGGGCGACCAGTTCGCGGTCCGCAACGCACTGTCTGTGGGCGAGGACACTGAGGGCGGCTATACCGTGCCTGACGAGTTCGAGCGTAAGCTCATCCAGGCGCTGGAGGAGAACAATATCTTCCGTCAGCTGGCGACTGTCATCCGCACGAACTCCGGTACCCGTAAGATCCCCATCGCCAACGACACCATGGAGGCGCAGTGGATCGATGAGGGTGAGGAGATCCCGGAGACCAACACCAGGTTCGGTCAGACCACGCTGTCCGCTTACAAGCTGGGCACCATGATCAAGATCAGCAACGAGCTGCTTCATGATTCCGCCTTTGACCTGGCTTCCTATATCGCCCAGCGCTTTGGCGTCTGCATGGGCAATGCCGAAGAGCGTGCCTTCTTCACCGGCGACGGAGATAAGAAGCCTCTGGGCATCCTGGCGGATGTCGGCGGCGCGGAGCTTGGTGTGACGGCTGAGGCTGAGGACATCGTGACTTTCGATGAGATCTTCGATCTCTACTACAGCCTGAAGAGCCCCTATCGCCGCAGCGCCCAGTTCGTCTGCAACGAGACCCTGCTCCTGCAGCTGATGAAGCTGAAGGACAAGAATGACAACTATATCTGGAAGCCCTCACTGGATATCGCTAAGCCCGATACCATCCTGGGCCGCCCGATCCGCACCAGCTCCTTCATGCCCGACATCGCCAGCGGTGAGAAGGTTCTGCTGTTCGGTGACCTCAAGAACTACTGGGTTGCTGACCGTCAGAACCGCACTTTCCGCCGTCTGAACGAGCTGTATGCCCGCACCGACCAGGTCGGTTTCCTGACCACCCAGCGTGTGGACGGCCGCCTGATCCTGCCCGAGTCCGTGAAGGTCCTGAAGATGGCGGGCAATAAGGTCACGCCGACTCCTGATCCGGACGAAGAGCCCAGCGGCTGATCTTAAACCGGGATATGCGGAGGTCAAGGGGATGTTCCCCTTCCTCCCGTATGCCGGAGCTGATGAAGGGAGGCTGACGATATGAGCCTGATTGCGCTGGATGAAGCGAAAACCTATCTCCGTGTGGACGGCGGGATGGATGACGAGCTGATCGGAAGCCTCCTGCTGACGGCGGAAAAGCTGACGGAAGATGTGGCACGGCTGACGGCAACCGAATGGGAAAAACTCTGTGATGAGACCACAGAGGAAATGACCATCCGGGATACGGAGTTGCTGGTTGGAGAGATCCTGCAGCTTCGAAGCCTTATCCGCACGGCGGTCCTTTATTCCCTCGGTTATCTGTATGAGCACAGGGAAGAAGCGGATCACCACGACCTGGTGATGACGCTGCGCAACCTCCTGTCCTCGGTCCGCGAGGGGGTGTTCTGATGGAGCGGAAGATCGCAAGGTTCAATGAGCGGATAAGCATTCAGAAAAGCGAAGTGGTGTCGGACAAGTACGGCAACCGAAAGACCGTCTGGACGGATTACTTTTCCTGCTTCACCTACGCCAGTACCTACCAGTACGACAGGGAGAACGAGGCAGCTACCACGACAGAGGAGCGGACCATCAATTTTGAAGTACGGTACTGTGAGGAACTTAAATGTCTGGACAGCACACACTACCGGGTCGCTTTCCATGGGGATGCCTATGATATCCAGACCGTGGATTTCATGAACTACCAGAAAAAGACCATCCGCATCGTGTGCAAGCTTCAGAAGAAGGGAGGCGCGTGATGGGCAGGAGCATTACTGTGGACGAGCTGGCGGAAGTTATCAATGAAGGCCTGGAGGAATACGCAAACCTCACCTCCGACAGAGTGAAGTCAGCGGTACGCAAAGCCGCGAAGACGGTCAAGGAGCAGATAAATTCCTCGGCACCTGTCCGCACCGGCCGCTACGCCAAGAGCTGGAAGACCAAGACCACGGCTGAGAGCAGCAACATGCTGCAGCAGACCGTATACAGCCCAAACCGCTACATGCTGGCTCATCTACTGGAGAAGGGACATGCCAAACGCGGCGGCGGAAGGGTCCGGGCAATCCCGCATATCGCGCCTGCTGAGGAAATGGGCGAGGAAATGCTGGAGGACCTGATCGAGAAAGCAGTGAAGGGGTGAAAGACTATGACACACAATGAAGTCGTCGAGGTGCTGGAGGAGCTTTCACTCCCCATTGCCTACGACCATTTTGCGGAAGGGGACTCTCCGGAGCCGCCTTTTCTTTGTTTCCTGTATCCGAAAAACATCCCGTTCGGGGCGGACAATACCGTGTACTACCAGCTGCATGAGCTGGACATCGAGCTGTACACAGACGCGAAGGATCCGCCCCTGGAGCAGCGGGTGGAGAAGCTCCTCACGGAGCATGAGATGTTCTTCCAGAAATCCGAAGTCTGGATCGAGGAAGAAAAGATGTATGAAGTCCTCTATGAGGTAACGCTAGGCCTCGAGTACGAGGACGAAAACAAAAATGGCTCCGAGGAGCCAGAAAGTGAGGATTGACCCTATGAGCAAGAAGAAAAACAAGGTGCGTTTCGGCCTGAAGAATTGCTACTACGCTAAGGCAACCTTCGATGAGGACGGCAACGTCACCTACGATACCCCCAAGCGCCTGCCCGGTGCGGTGAGCCTCTCCCTGGATCCGGAAGGCGAGAGCGAGAACTTCTATGCGGACGATATCGTATATTACGTTCTCAACAATAATGCCGGTTACGAGGGTGACCTGGAGCTGGCCCTGATTCCGGAGGAATTCCTCAAGGATATCCTGCACGAGGAAGAGGATGCCAACGGTGTGCTGCTGGAGAACGCCAACACCACCTATGAGCGTTTTGCGCTGCTGTTCGAGTTTACCGGCGACCAGCATGCCATCCGCCATGTGTTTTACTGCTGCAGCGCCTCCCGTCCTTCCGCCGAGGGTGACACCAAAGAGGATGAGAAGGAAGTCAAGACCGAGGAGCTGGCCATCATCGCTTCCGCATTGGCGAGCGGCTATGTGAAGGCCAAGTCCAGCGTCAATACCAGCAAGGCTGTGTATGACGCCTGGTACGACACGGTGTATATGCCCCCGGCTGAGGCTCCCGAAGAGGAGGAAGAGCAGGGCGGCGAAACCGATGGTGGAGAGACCGAGCCCCAGGGCTGATCATTACGGCGGGGATGAGATATTCCCCGCCTTACCTACATGAATTTTGAGAGGAGATAAAGACCATGGCAGTTACCAAGATGATTGAAATTGATGGCAATCCTGTAGAGTTTAAGGCTTCCGCCGCGATTCCCCGTATTTACCGTAACAAGTTCGGGCGTGATGTCTACAAGGATCTGATGGTCCTGAACGATGCCATCAAGGACCAGACGGAAGAGGCTTCCACCCTAGACGGCTTCTCCCTGGAAATGTTCGAGGATCTGGCCTATGTGATGTACCAGGCCGCGCACCCGGAAGAGAAATATGCTGGCCCTGATGAGTGGCTTGACCAGTTCAATACCTTCAGTATTTATCAGATCCTTCCTGAGCTGATTGATCTGTGGGGCATGAACATCAAGACTACGGTACCTGCAAGAAAAAACTGAGGAAGACGGAGCGGCCAATGACGACCGCTCTGTTCATGCTGCGCTGTGTCCAGCTGGGGCTGAATATCGCTGACCTCGATCTTCTGACTATAGGCCTTGTCAATGATATGTTCAACGAGAGTGGCCGAGACTCCATAGAGTGGCGTGAGGAAGCAAGCCAGGCAGACATGGACCGTATCTGATATAAATAGTTCACACTTTGGTTTCTCCCAAAGATCTGTACTATCTCCCAAATGAGATGGAAAATTGGGAGAAAAGAAAACACTCTGGGAGAAAGCCCTGCTGGTGAAGAACTGGCAGGGTATTTTCATGCCTGGAAATGGGTTATCTGCATATAAAACCGCCTTTCTTTATGCAGATAACTCATTTCTATATGCAGATAAGTCAGGAGGAAACCATGCAGATCAAATGTGATAAATGCTCCGCCGTGTCGGAGGCTGTCATGCCGGAGACTTATCTGGAGGGTGATATCGAGTTCACCTTCTTTCGCTGCCCGGAGTGCGGCGAAGTTTACCCGGTGTGCGCAACGGACTCCGCTCTGCGTGCGGACATTGCGGAATATACGAGGATGCGAAATCTGATCCGGGTAAAGCCGGTGAAGGAGGACTTCATCCGAAAGGCGGAAGCCTTGAAAGAGAAGAATATCAAACGAACGTGGGAGCTGATGGAACAACATCCACTGGCTCCTTTTTTGCAGCCCGATGCGGCTGGTGATGAGCCTCATACGGCTGAATAAAACGCTCAGAAATGGGCAGGAAGGAGGGATTGAAAAGTGGCGAATCTGAAAGGGATAACCGTTGAGATTGGCGGTGATACCACCAAATTGACCTCTGCATTGCAGGGTGTCAACAAGGAGATCAAGAACACCCAGTCTCAACTGAAAGACGTAGAGAAGCTGCTGAAGCTCGATCCTTCCAATACCGAGCTGGTAGCTCAGAAACAGCGGCTCCTGGGTGACGCCATTAAGGAGACAAAGGAAAAGCTGGCGACTCTGAAAACGGCGGCGGAGCAAGCAAACGAGCAGCTGGCGAAGGGTGAGATCACCCAGGAACAGTATGACGCTCTGCAGAGGGAAATACAGGAGACCGAGCAGGCGCTAAAGCAGCTCGAATCCCAGGCGTCTTCGACAAACGCGACTCTT